CAGGGCCATCGGCGCTGCGCTGGCCGCTAACCCAATCGGCCTCGTAATCATGGCAATCGTTGCAGCCATCGCTGCCTTCGTGGTAGCATATGAAACGAACTTCCTCGGCTTCCGCGACTTCGTTGACGGCATCGTGCTTTGGTTCCAGACCAACGTGGGGCCGGTCATCGCTCAGGTCTTCCAGTGGTTGCAAGAGGTCATTCCTCCCATCCTGCAGGGCATCGCTGACTTTGTGAACAACGTCCTCGTGCCTGCATTCACGTCCATGGTCAACTGGCTCGTAGAGACGTTCACCCCGGTCTTCGAGCAGATTGGCGATACTCTTGCAGCAGCCGGTGAGTTCTTCGGCCTCCTTGGCGACAAGATTACGGAAGTGGTCAACGCAATCATGGGCTGGCTTGACAGCCTCGGCCTGAACGTTGACACCAACTTCAATGGCATTCAGGAAATCATCAACGCTGTCCTCACGTTCATCGGTGAGTTCATCGGCAACTGGCTCGAAGCAATCTTCGCGGTCTGGTCAACCATGTGGAATGGCATCAGCACCGCAGTCAAGATTATCGTTGAGACAATCGCCAGTGTCATCGAGGGCTTCTTCCAGATTATCGAGGGCGTCTTCAATGTCTTCACCGCGCTCCTTACCGGAGACTGGGACACCTTCTGGAAGGGCATTCAGAACATCGTTGACGGCATCTTGAAGATTGTCGGCGGCATCATCAACGGCTTCATCGAAGGCATGAAGAATGTAATCTCGACCGGACTCGGCATCGTGGATGGCGTCTTCAAGGCATTCTTCGGAGACGGCCCGGACTCAATCTACTCCCACGTCAAGGGCTTCATCGACACCATTATCAAGTTCGGTGGTGATGTTGTCGGCGGGCTCGTCAAGGGCATTGGCGATGCAGTCGGCGGCGCTATCACTTCAATCACCGGCTTCGTTGGCGACATTATCGACGGCATCAAGGACTTCCTTGGCATTGCAAGCCCTGCCACCATCATGCTCAGCATCGGCAAGAACATTGTCGCTGGGCTGTGGAAGGGCATCAACGACGCTAAGGACTGGATTATCGACAAGGTAATGACATTCATCAAGAACGTCATTCCGGGTCCTATCCTCGACGCACTTGGCATCAAGTCTCCTTCCCGTGTCATGGCCGCAATCGGTGAGAACATCGTTCGCGGCCTTGCGGTCGGCATCGAGAGGACAGATGATGCATATAACGCAATGGTCGCTCAGGCTAGCGCAATCACTGACGCCATGAACGGCGTCTCTGAGTCTGCAACATCTGTCAGCGGAGCGTTCACGAGTTCTACCTCGACCGACGCAACCCGCACAATCAACCTCAATGTGGACGTAACCTCTGGCGACGGAAGCGTGTCGGGCCTCGACATGACTACCCTCTCCAACCTTATCACGGGCTCCGACATGGTTAGGGCTCTTGAACATATGTCAGCGGTGGACTAATAGATGGCAACTGTAACTTGGAACGCCAACAAGGACAACGTATCCGGTACTAACTACGGCTCGGGAGTCGATATCCACCTGCCTGTCGGCTATATGTCGTGGCTTGACGGTGGAGACGCAGCACGTGCCTTCATTGGCTTCTCGTACTCTTGGACCGGCTGGACGGCTATCAACAGCGCGACCTTGTACATCAAGACTGCAGACGGTTATCACGGTTCGTATGCTGGCGACAACGTTGCAGTTTACATCGACCTCATCACCGCATCATGGTCTGAGGGCTCGTCCGCGTCTGGTGAGACGTGGCACTCGTCTGACGACATTGCTCCTGCGTGCTCGTCAACCAACCGCGCTACGCTCTCAATCACTAACTGCGCGGAGAACACTTGGTACTCCAAGGATATCACAGGCATCGTTCGTCAGGCTTGGAACAACGGTGCTGGAACGTTCTACGGCGTTCGCATCATGTCCTCCGACGAGGCAGATGCAAACGAGCGGTTTGATATCTGGTCAACCGAGAAGGGCTCGTCTTACGACGCATACATTGTAGTTGACTACTCAACTAACACTGCGCCGACTGCCCCGACCAACCTTGCCCCGACCGGGAACACGGTTGTCCAGAACCTCACACCGACGTTCACGGCTACGTTCAACGACCCTGACGCTGGCGAGGTCATGGCCAACTACCAAATCCTCGTCTACAACGACGACGGCGTTACCTTGAAGTGGGACTCGGGCACCATCGCTGGCTCGACCATCAGCAAGGTCTACAATGGACCGGCCCTGACCGGCAACACATACTACCAGTGGACAGTCCGCGCTCAGGACGACGGTGGCCTTTGGGGACCGTACCAGACTACCAAGTCTAGGTTCAAGGTCAACAGCGTACCGAACGCTCCAACATTGGCTCTGGTCGAAAGCCCGACAACTGATATCAAGACACTCACTCCGACGTTCTCTATTACCCACAGCGACCCTGACGCCTCTGACAGCCTTATGTCTGCCTACAGGCTGTACGTTTGGAACTCGGCGTGGGGCGGGGTTTGGGACACCGGATACGTGGCCGTCACGCCGACCGCTACGAAGCAGGTCTTGTACTCTGGACCGGCCCTGTCGTGGAACTCCACGTACTACTGGTCCGCATATACATACGACTCCAACGGCGCTACATACGGTAACTGGGGCTCGACCCCTTCCTTCAAGACCCACAAGACGGGAACCGCAATCAGCCTGACCCCGACTGGCGGAACGGTCGTTTCGCTCGACGGCTCGGGCAACCCTATGCCGACCTTTGCCGGTTCTCGCGCCACGACTGCAGACCTGCTCACCAACGCATACATCAAGGTGTTCGCGGCCACTGACCTTGTGAACCCGGTGTGGACAAGCAGCAGCGCAACGGGGGTCACGTCTACTGGCTTCTCTCGTACCTACGGTGGCGCTACGCTTGCCTACAGCACGTCATACGCATGGCAGGTTCAGGTCACGTCCTCCATTGGTGGCGTCTCCGATTGGAGTGCCCTGCAATACTTCACGACTCCGGCTGCTGGCTCAATCACGATGACCGCTCCGGTGTCTCCGGTCACAGACACGACCCCTGACTTTACGTTCGGTCGCTCCACCAACTTCAACGCTTGGAACCTGATTGTCTACTCCTTGGCTGATGCTGTCCTTTGGGACTCAGGCACGCAGACGATGACCGCTGGCCCAAGCAAGACAGTGACCTACGCTACTGGCGGAACTGTCAACCTCGCTACGCTCGCCTTCGGAACATCTTACAAGTGGAAGGTCCGTGTCTCCGCTGACTCCGGCTCTACGTGGGGCTCCGGCTACACCGGCCTTGTCCAGTTCAGCATGGACTCGGCTCTTGTCCCTGTTCTGACTTCTCCAACGTCTGACGCATGGCTTGGTGCTCCGCAGGTTCTTGACGACTACGATGATATCACTGGCTTCACCAACGGCGCAAACCTGACGGCTACGTTCGAGGGAACGACAAAGCAGGTTGGTCGCGGCTCTGTCAAGTTCACCGGAACATTCTCCGGCGCTCAGATGGCGTACCGCACCGTGTCCATGAACCTCGCTAGGTACGGCAAGCAGACGCCTATCAAGATTTGGTCCTACATCGACTCTCTTACTTCGGTAACGTCTGTCAAGGTTCGCTTCGGCTTCGGCGCTTCTCCGAACCTCAACTACAGCGAGTACGCAATCACGCCGTCCACTGGCGCTGCGTGGGAAGAAAAGACCGTCACCAAGGGCTCCCCGACTGTAACTGCTGGCACTGAGGACTGGGCCAACGTGACGCTCATTGGCATCGTCGCTGAATACTCTGCCTCTGTCAGCAGGACCATCTACGTTGACGACCTGCGCATTGATGCAACGGCTCCGTCGTTCGACGGCACCACGTCTGGCGGCGAGACAATCAGCACCTTCCGCATCAGGGTCTACCCGACCTCTGATGGTTCTGGTGCCGCCCTGTGGGACAGCGGTGACACCGCTGGCTCCGGCACGACGTTCTCGAAGTTGTACACCGGCACCACTCTCTCCAAGGGGGTAACATACTACTGGCAGGCATCCTATGTCAAGTCCAGTGGCGCTCCGGGTGCGTACTCGTCGCTCTACCCGTTCGTGTTGAACAGCGACCCAGCACTTCCGTCTGGACTGTCACCGGCCAGTGGCGAAATCGTCCCTGACGACCTGACTCCGACGTTCACGTCTACATTCAACGACAACGAGAAGACGACTCGTGGTGACTCCCCGACTGCCTACGAGGTCGAGGTCTACCGCAACTCAGACTCAGTTCTGGTCTACTCGCTCTGGAAGGACGCTGACCTCATCGCAGGAACGAACTCCGTGACTGACGGTGACGCTGGCATCTTGAAGGTGACCGGAGCGGCCAACCCGCTTGCATACGAGACTGAGTACAAGTACCGTTCTAGGTACCGTGACGCGATGGGGGCCATTGGCTCTTGGACTTCGTACACGGTGTTCAAGCCGTCGCAGTCTCCGGTTGCGACACTCAGTACGCCAGCGGACGCATCGACCCTGACTTCGCCAGCGGTGAACGTCACGTGGTCGCAGTCGTCTTCGGGCGGCAAGGCTCAGAACTCCTACCAGTTGGTAATCTGGCGTGTCGATACAGAGTCAACCATCTACGACAGTGGCAGGCTCTACACTTCCGTCAACTCCTACGCATACCCGGCAGGCACACTTGTCAATGGCAAGTCTTACGAGTTCCGTCTCAGGACGTGGGACACTGACGGCTTGTCGTCGGCATGGGATATCAACACTACCACAACGAACTGGACCGCGCCAGACCCAATCACTGACTTCATCGCGGTTGCGGACGAGTCTCGCTCTGCCGTCATCTGCAGGTGGACTCAGAGCAACACGACTCCTTCGTCCTTCCGCAAGTACACCATCTACCGCAAGAAGACGACTGAGTTCGAGTGGCAACTGCTCGATGAAATCGTCAACCAGTCCACCGTGGAATACGCCGACTACCTGACCGCTAACACAATCTCGTATGACTACAAGATTACGCAGTGGTCAATCGTCGTTGGTGACGCGGACCTCGAAAGCGGCGACTCCGACATTGCCGCAGAAGTCCTCGACACCGACTCGTGGTACGTCGTCGGAGCCGACCGCAACCCGGCCCACATCTTCGAGGTTCCTGTCTCGGCTGCTCCGTTCGTGGAGCCTGTCCAGCAGGAAGTGTTCGAGCCGCTTGGCACTAGCCGCAAGGTTATTGTCCGTGGTAAGGCACTCGGCGCTGAGGGCTCCCTGCAGTGCAGGTGGAAGGACGAGGAACGCGAGACGGCTCGCGCTCAGGTCGATTACATCAAGAACAACGCTGGCCCTCACATCTTGAAGTCTCCGTTCGGGGATATCTGGTTCGTGGAGTTCAGCGGTCCATCGAAGGACTACATGGGCGGCGGTCACGTCAACGTGACGCTCGTGTGGACAGAGGTCGAGTAAGTGTACGCAGTTTCATCTTCATTCCTTGCAGCCCTGAAAGACCCTGTTCACACTTTCCGCTCGAAGATGGTCGTCCTCGACACCAACTTCAACCCAGTATACGAGTTCCTTGACTCCGGTGTCAAGAGCAATGACGCCACAAAGACCATGACTGATGGCTCTGTTGACGTAGATGTTACTCGACTGACGAGAAGGACGTTCAACGCATCTGTCCTCAATCCTGACTCTATCTGGTCGCCCCGCTCGGACTGGGGTGGGCTGTTCTACGTCAACAGGCTCATCAGGCTCTACCGTGGTATCGACTTCGGTAGCGCAACGGAAATGGTGCCAGTTGGCACCTTCATGATTGACAACGCTGACGTTGCGGTAGAGCGCAACATGAGCATGGTCGTTCTGTCTGGCTCCGACCTGTGGAAGAAGTTGAGCAAGTCGATGTTCCCCAAGGCTAAGACTTGGGCCGCTGGCACTAGCATCAACACGGTCATCGACGCAATCGCTGACGCCGCTGGCATCCAGTACAGGAACCTAGACCCGCTCAGCAGCAGGTCCGCTGCGGACAGGGAACTCTCCAAGAAGTTCTCCGTCGAGCAGGGAGACAACCGTGGCGAGGCCCTTGCTGCGCTCTGCAAGTCTTATGGCATCGACGTTTACTTTGATACGCTCGGTCGTCTCACGACGCAGGACTTCCGCAGGCCGGGAGACACAGCCGTAGTCTACACCTACGACCCGAACGACAACAACAACCTCATCACAATCAAGTCGTCGTACACCGACAACAACCTGTACAATGTAGTCCTCGTGCTCGGAACCAAGGACAAGGATAACGTCGTTATCTCCCGCGTCAGGGATAACGACCCTGCTAGCGTAACCAACATCAGCAGGCTTGGAGAGCGTGTGTTCAAGTACGAGTCTGACAACATCGGGACGCAAGCAGTTGCAGATAAGACCGCTGAGAGTCTATTCTATAAGCATGTCCTCATCAACGAGGATATCACACTAGAGACAATCTGCAACCCGGCGTACGAGGGTAACGATGTTATCCACGTTGACGAGCGGGAGTTTTCGCAACTGAACGGCAACTACAGGCTCAGGGCATTCACCGTGCCGCTGTCCAGCAGCCGTCAGACGCTTAGGCTTCTGCGGGAGATTAAGTTGGCTTCATGACGACACAGTTGGGACTAAACGACGCATCGCGTATCATTGACGTTATCGACGGTCGCATCCAGAAACTCACGCGCAGCGGTGCCAAGGTCGAGACGACGTGGGGCACCATCGCCTCAGTCTCGTCTGACGGCAAGACCGCAGGTGCCTACCTCTATGGCGAGACTGATGGCGCATACATCAGTGACGGCTTCCGCGTACCTGAAACGTCCTACGTCACCATCGGAGACAGCGTAAAGGTCGCAATCGACTACGGCACTGGCGACAGGTGGATTGCTGAAATCTACCCACCAGCCACGACGTACAAGAAGTTGGCGCTCGACACCGATAACGGTCAAGTCCTCGTTGGGGACGGTACTGCAGCACCGACACCGCTGATGACGGGAGCGCCAACATACCAAACGTCCAACACAAGCCTTAGCGATGGCGGCAAGTGGACAAAGATTGCCAGCGGCACAATCGTCAGCCAGTACCAGAACAACTTTGCAGTAATCGAAGTGTCTGGAAATGGCAGTGGCGGAACCTCATGGACACGTGGTACAATCAGGTTCAGGGTCAAGCAGCAGGCGGCATTCGGGAACCAACCTGCGGTGTCTGTCGGCGTGACAGACGCAGTTGATTTTCGTCCGTCAGGCGTGGCCGTCGTCGTGACCTCTGTCGCTGGGCCTACCGCATACGAGGTCTGGCTCCAAATCCCCGACCCATATAGCCACTCGTACCTGACTGTTATCAACGAGGAAGCATCTGGCGGCGGAAGCCAGACTTGGTACGAGTTGAATGGATTTCAGGCTTCGCTTCCGGCTGGCACGGTATACTACGGTTCTGCTGATGGCGACACGCCAACAGGCTCAATCCTGCTGTGGAGTACGAACACCGCTCCGTATGGCTACCTGCTTTGCAACGGTAGTGCTGTCAGCAGGACGACATATGCAGCACTGTTCAACCTCATCGGTACCACCTACGGTGCCGGTGACGGTTCGACAACCTTCAACCTTCCTAGCCTAATCAACCGTGTCCCATACGGTCGCAACGCAGAGGCAATCGGCTCCACTGGCGGCGCTACGACACACACGCATGCTGGCCATTCAGCCCATGTATTCACGCAGCCGTCCAGCCATACAATCGACGCACATACCGGTGGCGCGGTCAGCGCGCACTCTGGTACGGCGGTTGCCACACACACTGGCCACAAGCACGAGGCACCGCTCAGTCAGAACTCGGGTGGTATCTTCTGGCGCTCAACCCCGCCGTTCGGAACTGGTGGTGCACACACGCCAGCAAACTACGCTAACACAGGCACTCCATCCGGCTCCGACAACTACTCTCTTACCAACACAGAGGAAACGGCACTGTCCCACTCTGTTACTCAGCCAGCGGCTCACACGTTCACGCAGCCATCAAACCACGCAGCATTGTCCCACTCTGGCGGCGCGGTTGATGGGCACTCTGCGCATGACTCGCCATCGAACATGATGCCGTACATCATTCTGAACTACATCATCAAGATTTAGGAGGTACAATGGCGACAGTCACGGTCACTGAAACAGGAGTCAGGGTCAGAGTTGACCTCTACCGTAACTTCACAGGTAACATCGCGTTCGGGACTTTCGATAACCACGACCCTTGCGTCAAGATTATCGCTGAGTCAATCACCGATGTTCCGTCTATTCAGGGCAGGCAGTTGCGTGACGTTGATGTTACGGAACTGCTAACCCCTGCCCAAATCGCAACGGTCATGCAGATGCTAGACCTTGCAGAAGCATATGCTAAGAACGAATGGGATATCCCGTAACATGGGATATGCCGGGGAAGGCTAGACCCCCGGCTTAGTTTTCGGGCGTCATGCCCTAGGAGAAATCAATGGCAGCAACCGTTGGCGTATTCGTGTACACTGGTACAAACGCCGCTACCGAGTCTGGCGCTGCTCAGACCGGTATCTCTTTCCTCAGCATCGACTCTGCTGCTACGGACCTGACCACTCGCCAGAACAACCCTGTTCTCGCTGGTAGCCAGTCGTACAGCAAGCACCTTCGCTTGAAGGCAACTGTCGCTCCCGCAGTCTCGTGGGGCAACGTCAAGTTTTGGGGCGACGGCTCTGCGCCGGTTGACTCCGGCTCTGGCGCGAACATCACCCTCATGGCCAAGTTGGCACAGGGAACCGGTGGTGCTACTCCGGGTACCGGTGGTACGACTCCGTACAACACCGCTATGACCGGTGGTGTGAACATCACGACCCTGACTTCTGGCGCTAAGGGAACTTGGGACGCAGTGACCTACTCGGCGCTGAACACCGTCTCCAAGGAACTGCAGTTGCAGTTGCAGCCTTCCGGCTCTGCTGCACCGGGCGCTATGGGACAGGAGACTCTCTCCTACTCATACGACGAGGTATAATCGTCAAGTCTACAAGTTCTTGAAAGGACGGACAACTCAATGTCTAAGGACTACGCATACGTTGCAAACGCCACTCTTGACGACGGCTCAGAAGTCGTCGTTGACCTAGAGGAACACGGATGGGCTGACAAGGAAATGTTGTCACGCACAGTACGATGGGCTCTTGTGCCCAATGGTACTCAGGTGATGCTTACCGGTCAGCCCTATCCGCTTGTTCAGGTCACAATCCCGGCAGGCGCGAAGCCCATCTTCCGCAGCCGGGTATTCCGCTCAATCATCACCCAGCGCAGTAGCGACCAGATTGAGCGCAAGGTAATCCCCGTTCTCCGCTTCCCTGAGTTCCGTGCTTACTGCATCGGATGGAAGAAGGGCCGTACTCACGTCTGGACGTGGGTCCTGCCGAACGGCGCAATCGAAACGACCTCTGACGATGACTCCCACATTGGCACGCTTCTCCGCGCTCGCCTCAATCAGGAGGTCATCGAAATCCCTGAACCTGAACCTAACTCCGACTCACCGGAGGACACCACGGAGGTTATTCCTTCGTAACCTAGGGACTCAACCCCATGGCATCTAGTGGACCGCTCTACCCGGCTACAACTGCAAACCTGTCCGAAGCCACGACCCTAGAGAACAAGGATGCGTGGGCGAACCCCGGAAACGTAGTATCTGACAACGGCACAGAAACGTCGATTACTGCGGCTACCTTCGACTCGCCCGACATTTCGCAAATCCTTGTCGTCTCTAACTTTGGTTTTGCTATCCCGACGAACGCCGTAATCAACGGTGTGACTGTCGAGGTTGACCGTCGCAGCATCATTGCGAACTCGGGCAAGGATTTCCGCGTCCAGTTGGCGAACGGAACTACGTTTGCTAGCCTAATCGGAACTAACAAGGCCGTCCCGGCGACAATCTGGCCAACAACATCTACTGTCGCCACGTATGGCGGTGCCACAGATGTTTGGGGTGCCTCGCTGACCCCAGCGATTGTCAACTCGTCTTCCTTCGCGGTGTTCTTCTCGGCTCAGGCCAACATCGCAAACTCCGACATTGGCGTTGACTATATTAGGGTCACGGTAAACTACACAGAGCCAACTACTCAGAACGGCTCATTCACCGCAGATGCACACGTTAGCCGAAACGCTATTGCCAACTCGCTCACTGCTAATGCCTACATCAAGAACACGATGTACGGCACTGGCAGCGGTTCTGCGGTCCTAATCCACGATAACTTCACGACCGGCTCAGTTCTCAACGGCAGGACGCCTGACACCGTAAACAACGGGAACACTTGGGTCAACGGTGGTATCGCCTTCCAAGTCGGCTCAGGTCTTGTCACGATGCTCTCGGGCAACACCGAAGTCGGGTATATCCAAGCCTCAACCGCCAACGTAGATGTAGAACTGTCCGGTATCTCAATGTCGAACGTCACGACGTTCGGTGCCGTATTCAGATACCAAGATATCAACAACTTCTGGCACATTGATGCCTACCAAGGCTCAACCGTAGACGAAGACAACTGGTACCTGTACAAGCGTGTTTCCGGCGTTGACCAGTCTGTCGCCAGCGGCCCCGGTGGGCAGGCACCACAAACTGTACGTGCGGTTGCGAACGGAAGCGATATCAGCGTCTATATCGACGGCGCAACGACACCTGACTGGACCGGCACTGACTCGACATTCAGCACATCGACAGTTGTCGGCATCTACGCAGACACGTCGAGTTCAGTCGGTGGCGTCACTGCATCTGCATTCAAGGCGACAAGCGTCGGTGGCCTGAACACCACGTTCACTGCCGACGCGCACATCAAGCGTGAGTTCTCTGGCTCCTTCACGGCTGATGCCGAGATTGCACAGTCCGCTACGGTGGTCGAGGGTTCCTTCACTGCGGATGCGCACATCGCTGCCACCGTCTCAGGTGCCTTCACTGCGGATGCCCACGTCAAGCGCGAGTTCCAGCAGTCCTTCACCGCTGATGCTCACGTCCTAAGGACATGGGGCGGGCAGACCACAGACTACGACTCATTCACTGACACTAACGGCACTGCACTCTCCGCGCATACTGGCGATACCGGACGTGGCTGGTCGGAAATCTTCGGCAACCCAACAATCAACAGCGGAACAGTAACGGCCACGACCGCTGGCTCCAACGCTAGGATGACGGGTGCTGGGGCACTCGACGGCTTTGCGTCGATGCGCTTCTACACCGGCTCTGATGGCGTGTCGCGTGGAAACTCAATCCGCTTCCGTTACTCGTCTAACAGCGACTTCCTGTTTGCAAAGGTTCGTCGCTCGTCAACTCCGGTCAACCAAATCCAGTTGTGGCGTCGCATTGGCGGCGTGACTGACGGTGCTGCGCTAGCGACCACAACGCTTGCCGCTGGCGACCTTGCAGCGAACACATGGTACACGCTCTCCGTCAGGTACCAAGGCCCTGATATTCGCATCTACCTCGATGGCGTCGAGAAGTTGGCAACTACCTCCACGTTCCAACTCGACAACCCATCTGCGACCGGCCTCTGCCTGACCTTCGAGGAAAGCATGGCGACCGGCCAATCGGTCGATGACTTCCGCTTTGCTTCGCCTCAGTCATTTACTGCTGACGCATGGATTTCGGCCACAATCTCCGGGTCTGTTACGGCGAACGCGCACATTCTGCGCACCTTTGAGAGCAACTTCACCGCGAACTCCATCATCCGCAAGACGGATATCGCTGGCTCCGTTACGGCTGACGCTTACGTCCGTCGTGTTGACATTACCCAGTCTATCACGGCTGACGCATATGTCAAGAGGGAGTTCAGCGGTTCTGTCACAGCGGACGCAATGGTCCAGAGGACGTTCGAGGGTTCCTTCACGGTTGACGCTTGGGTTCAGGAAGCAAGCGCGACAACCTACACTGGCTCCTTCACTGCGGACGCTTGGGTCAAGGGAACGCCAACTGGGTCGTTCACCGCCAACGCCCACATTGCCGCCAGCCCGTCTGGAACATTCACTGCGGACGCTTTTGTCCAGAAGACTACTTCCGGGTCGTTTACCGCAAATGCGTGGCTCTCCATTGTTTCTAGCGGCTCTCTGACCGCAGATGCGTGGGTCAAGGGAGTCGTACTCGGCTCTCTGACCGCTGACGCATGGCTCAGCAAGACGCAGACCGGCTCCTTCACGGTCGATGCCAACATCACCCGTGGCGCAACCGGCTCGTTCACAGCCGACGCATGGGTCAAGGGCACGCCGGTCGGAACCTTCACGGCGAATGCCTTTGTCCGCAAGACAGACATTGCCGGAAGCATTACCGCTAACGCATACGTCAGGCGCACCGACCTCACCGGCTCTCTCACTGCTAACGCATGGGTCAAGCGCACCTTCGAGGGCTCGGTCACCGCCAACGCGCATATCGCCAGCACCGTGTCCGGTTCCTTTACCGCCGACGCATGGATTGCATCGCTCGGAACGGTCGTAGGCTCCTTCACCGCTGACGCAATCATTCGCAGGACTGACCTCGCAGGGTCGTTTACTGCGAACGCTTACATTAGCCGACAGGCTCTCAGTTCCTTCTCGGTTGATGCCTACATCAAGAGGACGTTCGGGTCTTCGTTCACCGCTGACTCGTGGGTCAAGGGAACTCTCGCCGGTCAAATCAGTGCCGATGCATTTATTCAGCGCACATCGGCACAGTTTATCACGGCTGACGCCTTCGTGCAGAGCACGCTCTACGGCTCTGTAACTGCAGATGCGTGGCTGCAGGGCACTCGAATGGGTGCCTTCACCGTCAACGCAATCATCAGCAACCCTAACGCCGTCAAGGCAGTCGAGTCTGAGGTTGCAATCCTGCGCACCTATGATGTAAAGTTGGAGGTACATGCTACACTTGATAGCGTGACTTCGGTAGGACGCTCGCTGGTCGGGCGAACGGAGAAGTTCTCATGAGAGACGTATTCTCGATTGGCGAGAAGATTAGGGCTAGGGTAACGTACACCGACCCCGACACAGATGCGTTGACCGACCCGTCCAGTGTGACGGTCGTTGTCAGGACGCCAGCGGGAGTGCTCACCACATACACCTACGGTGTAGACGCTGCGCTCTCGAAGGTCAGTGCTGGCGTTTATCAGGTGCTCATCACGCTGTCCGAAGTCGGCACGTGGAAGTGGAAGTGGACAGGCTCCGCTACCGAGAAGACTGCCGTCGATTTCGATGAGTGCGATTGCGAGAAGGAAGCCGGGTTCTAATGGCGAACGCTAAGGGCGTCGATGTTTCCCACTGGCAGACGTTGAGCGACTGGTCCACCACGGGCCTCTCGTTCGTCATCGTCAAGGCCAGCGAGGGAACCACCAAGGACTCCATGTACGATAAGCACGTGGCCAAGGGCCGCGCTGCTGGTCTGGTCGTGGGCGCTTACGCCTTCAACCGCGA